TGTAGACAAAGCCGGCGCGGAGGGCGAGGAGGATTTTCTGCTTGTCGTTCTGCTTGGCCAATTTGAGTATCCAGTCGTACTCGCCCAGGTGGTTGGGGTTGGGCATGTCGGTGGTGAGGGTGCGGCTGCGGTACCACACGCTGTCGCCGTACTTGACGCGGAAGCCGCGGACGGCCTTCAGCAGGTTGGTGAACTTCTCCTCGGGGAAATACTTCACCTCGTCGCCGAACACCCCGACGTAGGAACGTCCGGCACCGATGGCGGCGCGGTCCAGCGAGATGAAGGTGAAGTTGAACCCGGTGTAGAAGACCATCGTGTTCTTCCAGTCGGTGCAGACGTTGTACATCCGCTGCCGCCATTCGCGGGGCGGCTCCTGGTTGATGACATAATGCGTGCCGGGCATCCAGCCCAGCAGGGAGAGGCCGTCGATGAGCGAGGGGATGACGTTCTTGTGCAGGTCGCTGTACGTGTCCGCCACCCAGGCGAAGGGCGCGCCGGGGCAGTCGTGCGCCACCTCCTGCACCCGTTCGGCCAGCACCTGCACCGTCTTGGCGGACGCACGCCCGGCTATCCAGTACAGGCTCCAGGGCTGCATCACGGCAATGAGCTGCGCCATCCAGTTGGCGTAGCGCACCTCCACGCCGTCATTCGTAGTGTCCAGTTTTCTCTTGCGTGTCATCGAGCATCTCTTCAAAGTCAATATCCTCTATGTTGGCGTCGCGGCGCAGGCGTGTCTTCTCCCGTTCGGGCAGGTCGATGGCGTCGATCTGGCGGCCCAGTTCATTGCGGTTGGCCGAGGGCAGTCCCACCGCCGCCGGGTCGAGGTCGTACACTTTGACGGGCTTGTCGGCGGGCAGCTGCACCTTCTCCGGGTCGGGCTTGTCCAGCAGCTTCACCTTCCAGGCCTGCGTCTGCAGGTTGCCGTAGACCTCCATGTCCTTGGCGCTGGTGGCGTTTTGGAGGACGGCCAGGGCGGCCTTCTGCAGGTTGTCGAAGATGATGTTGCGGTAGGCGTCGTTCTCCACCGTGTCGTTCAGGTAGAAGAGGTTGAGCGCCTCGGCATACATCCGGCGGGCGCGGCTGCGCTCCACGTTGAACGGCGGGTGCATCAGGAAGGCGATGGCGTTGTCCTTGCCGTACTTGCGGTGAATGCCCACCAAGGCATACAAGGCGTTGTAGTAGTCCATCTCCTCGTCCGTCAGCTCCAGGGTGCAGCCGGAGGCGAGGTAGTCTTGCAGGGTGTCGAAGTGGCTTGTCTCAAACATCATCAAAGAATATCTTGTCTATACTATTTTTGTAGCCCATCGCCTTACGGAACTTGTCGAACCGCTGCGCCTGGGTGACGTTCTCGCCGGTCTGTGCGGCGGCGGACATCGAGAGGCCCTCCTTGGCCTGCTGCACCAGTTGGCCCCGGTCGTAGTGGTACTTCAGGGGGCTGCCCACGAGGTGGAAGTACCAGAGGAAATCCCGTTGTGGAATCTTGTAGTACATCGCAATCTGCTCCGGACGGTAGCCGATGCCCGCCAGGCGTTCGTATTCGTCGATGTCTATCTTTGCCATCCAGTCAGGATCCTTCATCCATCGGTTGTATGCGGTTACTTCTGAATTCATATACCTTTCTGTTTTTAAGGAAAACGTATTGCTCCTCCATCGAGTTCTCGCCATAGTTGCCGCTGCCCTCCACCACGAACTGCCCGCGCGGGGTGTCCAGGCAGGTGATTTTCTTGTGGCTCCAGGAGTAGGTCAGGCTGATCACGCCGCCCCTTTGCAATTCCACCAGCCGGGCGAAGACCTTCGGCATACGGAACTGGAGGGTTTCCGACACATGGAGATGGATGTCGCCCAGCAGTCCGCGCTCCTTCCAGCGGAGCAGCGCGTTGATGATGCGCTCATTGGTGGAGTAGGTGGCGATGTAGAGGTGGTCCACGCGGCCCGTCCACTTGATGATATACACTATAAAGGTAAAGGCGGTGAAGCTCTTCTTCGTCTCGATGAAGAAGGCTTCGTCCTCCTCCGGCAGGCGGCCGCAGAGTTCCTTCAGGTTATTCAGCTTGAACGTGAGGATGGACTCGAACCTCTGGGAGCAGAGGCAGGAGTCCGTCATCTCACGTTGCAAATCATCCAAACTGAAGTAGTATCCCATAGTCGTCATTCCAATAACCGCACAATGTCGGCGCGTTCCTTCTCATACCCGGCCAACCGCTCCCGGCGCGTGGCGTCGAGGTGGGGCTTGTCGCCCTTGGCCAGTTCGGACTTCACGCGCCAGATGTTCATCTCCACCTGTTGCTGCCGCTTCACCAACTGCTTCACCGGGAGGTTGTTCAGTTCCTTGCGGCGGCGGAACTCGGCAAAGGCCGGATGCTTGCCCAAGATGCTGCCGTGTTCCTTGTACCAGTTCAGTTCCTGCCATATCAGGCGGTTGTCGATGTAGTTGTCCACCAGTTCGCCCGCCACCTTGGCACACTGCTCCAGCGTGGTACAGTGGCGAAGTTGCGGGTGCAGCCGGACATAGGCCCGGTACTTGGTGAACTTGCGGCTGGCCAGGGCTTCGAGTTCCATCGGGCAGCCCGGGAGGTCCAGAAAGGGAAACTCGTCACGGAAACCATGGCCGGGTTCCTCCCTTCACAACTCCGCCGGGCACTTCTCCGGGAATCGGCGGCTCAGGAACGATTCCAACCACGGGCTGTAGCCGCTGTTGGCGTTGTTCAGGAACACCTTGTTGCGCAGCAGTTCGTTCACATACTTCTCGTCCGGCGCCTTCGACACCACCGGCAGCAGGAAGGGGTCTGTCCTCCAGTCCAGCCGCGCCGGGTGCGCCGTGTTGACCGTGTTGAAGTAGAGCGAGGTGAACAGCACGCCCGTATCCTCCTTGGGGTCGTCGGGCGGCAGCGTCTCCTTCAACTTCGACTTGGAGAACATCACCGGCGTATGCGTGCCGTAGTTCAGCAGGGGAAGCCCCGCCTCGGTCAGCATCTCGATGGTGCGCTCCATCGCGGCGCGGTAATGTCCGCTGTACGATGCCGGATTGAGTGTGCCCAGCACCTTGGGCAGAACGATATGCGGCACGGAGACGGGATTCATCAGGTAGATGTCGTCGTTCGTCCAGATGAAGCGTTCGCTGACGGCGGTGTAGGTCAGGATCTCGTGCAGCTTGTGCAGCGTGTCCACGCTGGGGATGTCCGACACGCGGGGGCAGTCTATCCACGTCACGTTCTCGCCGTCCATCCAGTCTTCCGCGTCTCCGATGACGAAGATGTGGAAGGGGAAGCGGGCGTTCTTGTACCAGGAGCGGATGGCGAAGAGCAGTTCGTTGCCCTGGGCATACTCCTTGCAATAGGGAATGACGACCGAAAGGTGCGGGCTTTCGGTTGCCTTTCCCTCAGATACGGTCAAGTCCTGCACCGGTGCCGCAGGCAGGGGTGCAGGACTTTCCTTGGTTGTTTTTTTGGACGTGGCCATCAGACGCCCCCTCCTTGCGAGCTTTCGGCGCCGGTCAGGCCCAGCACGGTGTTAATCGTTTCGTCGTCCGTCAGCGGGATGAGCGATTTGGCGATGACGCCCAGCGTGTCGCCGCGCAGGGAGCTGGCCAGGTTGATGGTTGTCTTGTTGGCCTCGTTGTTGTCCTGCCCTTCGGCAGTGGACATCTTCAGCGGGGTGCAGGGCGTGCCGGCAATCTTGCAGTCATCGCCCGCACAGTTGATGACGATGGCGCCCAGGTTCTCGTTGACGTTGTTGTTCAGGAACTCTTTGAACTCCACCTCGCTGCCCGGATGCTCGAAGTCCACGTGTTGGATGAAGCCGCGTGCGTCGTCGTCGCCCTCGGCGGTGTCGTAGATGTTGATGGTGCTCTGCGTGGCATAGACGCCGATGGGCTTCTTGTCTGCCTGAAGGGCAAAGGCCGTGACGCGCACACCCTTCTTGTCTTTGGTGAAGGTCTTCACATCGTCCCAGCGAAAAAGGTAGATGTAGTTCTTTTTGCCCGTTGCCCGCCCGGCGTTGTTGCTCTTGCGGGGTACGGATATGAATGCATATTCTCCAGCCATGATTTTTAATGGTTAATGGTGAATGATAAATGGTTAATTGGGGTGCCTTTGCCAAGTGGCTACCTTGTGCGTGGGTAGTGGCTACCTTGTGCGTGTCAAGTGGCTACCTTGGCAAAGGCACGCTTTTTGTCAGACTCCGCCGCCCTGCGAAGATTCGGCTTCCTCCTCGGGCGGGATGTAGGCGAAGATGGCTTCGGCCAGCCAGAAACCGCAGGCTTCCCACCACTCGGCCATGATGTCCACGTTGTAGTGGTTGGTCTCCATGCGGATGCTGGTGCGCTGCGGGTCTTTGGACATGAGGTGCTTGAAGTTCTCCTTCGGGGTGATGAAGAACACGCCGGTACCACGCATGCCTTCCAGCGGGGCGAAGGTGAAGTTGGTGAAGTCTATCTTGACCTTCTCGCCGTCCTGGTTCTTCAGCCAGGGGTACTTCTCGCGGTAGGCGCGGCTGTACTTGATGACCAGGTCCGGGTCGGCGTGGACGAACATCGTCTTGTTGCGGTACAGGGGTTTCACCTGGTCCACCGCCTGGTCTATCTGCGACAGCAGCGTTTCGCCATCCGTGCTCAGTGCCGTGCCGTCCAGCAGCCAGGTCACCTTGTCGTTCTCAGCCGTCTTCAACGCCTTCAACTGGGTGACGTAGCCGTCCATGCAGTCCAGGGCTGCGCTGGCCGTGCCGCCGTCCTGGCTGACCGAGTTCTCCTTGTACACGCCGACGGCCAATGCCTGCTCGCGCTCTTCGGCCAGCTTCGGGAAGATGAGCTGGTAGAGGATGTAGCGGACGATGGGCATGTCCTTCGGGTCGAGGTTCTCGTCGTAGAGGTAGCCCAGAATGTCCTCCATGATGTCGGAGGGCTTGATCTGCACGTTGATTTTGCACTTGAAGTTCTTGATGGTGAGCGGCGTGAACGTGCTCTTCGACTTGGGCGTCCAGTAGGGCACGAACTGCTGCAGCACGCTGTCGATGGCAGACTGCATGGCGCGCACCTCGGTCTTGTCCGTCACGATGGTAGACATGTAGCGGATGGATTCCGTGGTGCCCATCAGGTCTCTCAGGATCTGCAGGCGTTCGCTGCTGACGTACTTGCCGAACTCCCTCTGCAGTTCGGTCGTGTCGATGGTGGTGTTGCCGCTGTAGACCGCGCCCTTGAAGGCGGCATCCAGCCACTGGTTGTGTGCCAGGCTCATGTCCGGCTTGAATCGGTGTGCCATCTGTTCTTGTCCGGTTTCTTCCGTTCTCACCTCCCCGGCGCCGTTGCCCGGCTCCTTGGAGAGTTTTTCAATTTCCTTTTCCTTTGCCTCGATGTCGGCCTTGAACTGCCGTTCGGCTTCTTCCAGCGCCTTGATGCGGGCCAGCAGCCTGGCATTGTCTGCCTGCTCGGCCTGCAGTTGCGCCGTCACTTCTTCGGTCACGGCCGTTTCGGCAGCCGCGCCGTCACGTTCGAAGTCGGCCAAATCCTTTTTGAACGACTCCAGGAACTTGTCACCGTACTTGTCCTTCAGCATCTTCTCCTGCTCCGGCAAGAGGAAGGATTTGCCCTCCTTGTCCTTGGCGAAGGCCGAGATGCCCAGGAAGGACAGTACCACGCTCATTACTTTTGCAAACATAGCTCATTAAGATTTAGAGTGAATATAATCGTCGATATACATTTGTGCCGACAGTTCGCGGCTCCTGTTGGCGGCATACTGCAGCGTGCCAATGCAGTCAGCCAGTCCCACCCGGACGGCCTCCCTGTGGTAGAACATCCGTCCGCGCAGCAGTCCTTCGGTGTCCAGCAGCAGGCGGGTGCCCCGGTTCCGCTTCACGTTCTCCTGGAAATCCCTTGCCAGCGGGTCCAGTTCTTCGTCGCGGATGGCGGCGTAGTTCTCTTTCTTGGCTTCCTCGAAAGGTTTGTTCTTGTAGTCGGACAGGTTACTGTAAATGGTATGCACCTTGATGCCCTCTTTCTCGTAATACTTCGCATAGTCCATGAAGCTCATCATCACGCCGATGCTGCCAAACTCCGCGTCGATGCTGTTGTCAGCCACAATCTCGTTGCAATACGTGGCCACGTAGTAAGCCGCCGACGCGCACATACTGCAACTGGCCACCACGGCCTTGTGCTTCTGCTGCGCCGTATGGATGGCATCCACCAGCGGGGCGATGGCATCCACGCTGCCACCGCCCGAATCTATATCTATTACTATGGAAGAAATATTCTTGGCCTCGGCTGCCTCCCGGATTATCTCTGCGATTTCGGTCGTGCCGTAAGCGCACATCGTGCCATACTTCAGCATCGTGCCGTGCAGCGGGATGATGGCCGTGCTGCCTTGCGGCGCGTCGGAGAACGTGTTGCCCCGCTTCATCAGCCTCCCTTCTTGCTCCAGCATCACCGGGATGGGTTCGTCGTCAGACAGCTTGCCGCCCATCGCCAGGGGAGCATCGTGCGAAAGCAGGCGGTCCACCAGCAGCAAGTTGGTGTCCACCTCCCTGAAGGAGATGAACCACTTGCCGCGGCAGATAGCATTGTACAATGTAGAGAAAGCCATGTGTAACCCTTATAACTAATACCTATTGAATATGTTTGCAAAGGTACAATGGCCGCAGGGGGTCACAAGGACGAGTATGTCTTGGCCGGTTCGGGGCTGTCCCGCTTGAAGGAGAGGGTCAGCGACTGAGGCGACCCGCTCAGTTCGGTACTCACCAGCACCGGAAATTCGTCGGTGCCGATCACCCGCTGGTCGCCGTTGGTCAGTGTCACCAGCAGCAGGCCGTAATCTGCCAACAACCGGCGATACTCCTCCAGATGTCCGGCATTGGTATCGGTTATCACCGCTTCCAGCTCCTGTTCGACGGGATTCCCGTTCGTTTCCGACTCTTGGAACTCGCCCGACGAGATGGGCAGCTTGATGAAGGTACCTTGCACTTGGATGCCCGGTTGCCCCGGTTTGTTTCGGACGGTTGCCTGTCCGATGGGCAGGAAGGCCAGGCGGCAGATGGCCGCGCGCTTGTCGTTTCGGTTCATTTTTACTTAAAGTTTAAGGATTATTTCGGCAAAAATCGCGTTTTTACTTACTATTTAACTGTATAAACAATGTTAAGGGAATAAGGATAGCTGGATATCCCGGTCCACCTCCTTCACCATCCGTTGCCGGTTGCGGTAGTCATACTTCTTCACCGCGTCATAGTTCATCGCGTTGTTCTTGATGTTGTAGGCGTAGAGGAAGGCACGGATGATGCGGTCCTGTTTGTATTGCTTCTCATACCCGGCCACGAAATACTCCCGGATGCGGATGCGGTAGCTCGCCTCGATGTAGTCCTGCAACATCTTCTGCTTCCATTCCGGGATGTAGATGAAGTTCTCGCGGAAGATGAAGTGGTTCCATTCCTGCACAGGCAGGAGCAGCGTCACCGGATGTTCCTTGATGGGCTGTTTGGGCGGGCGGTCGCTGACGGTGATCATGGACTGGATGAACTTGCCCAGGTCGTTGGCGGCAGTCACCGTCACGCCTTCTTCACCGCGCGGCGTGCCGAATTCATGATACAGGAAGTCGTGCAGGTGCGGTGCCAATTCTATGATAACTTGAGGTTTCATGCGCTAAAGGTTTGATATACTTGCAAATATACTATATAATATTGAAATATCTCAATATTTCACATACAAATTCTGTCCTTTCCAGCAGGCACATTTCCGCGTCTACAACTTCTACATCTTCTACAAAACTTTATTCGGTTGAAAAATAGGCGTTTAACCAAATCTTCATTTCTAAATATTGACAAAAAGCCGTCTACATTGTAGACGATTTGTAGAAGAATTGCATGGAAGTAGCATTTTGTAGAAATTTGTAGAAGATTGTAGAAGGCTCTTTTTATAGCTAAGTAGTTGATTCATTGCATTGTAGAAATTGTAGAAGTTGTAGAAGCAAAAATCCTCCCATTCCAGCGGACGCGACAGGGCAAAAGAAAACCCCGACCTTCACAGGCCGGGGCACCCATACCATGATGATAGTCTGACACTTAGAATTGATAGCCGGTGTCATTCGGCTTTGTTTCTCCTTCGCCCGGGGCGTCGTCGGCCATCGTCTCGACGTTCAGGTTGATGTTGTACGCCTCCATCAGCGCGGCGTAGTCAAAGCACAGGGCCTGCTTCGTGATGCTCTGCTTGTAGTAGCGCTTCGTGCCGCCCATGTCGATCTCCTTGGTCACCTCCACGCCCTTCTGGATGACCTTGAAGCGCACGCTGTTCTGCACGCCGAGGTACTCGTGGCTGTTCTCCAGGTAGAAGTTGAGCGACTCGGTCGGCAGGGCTGCGTCGCCCACCTGCTTGCTATACTTTTTATACAGGGGAAAGATGCGGTCGGTGCGCAGCCTGAGGATGGGGCGCGGCGTCTTGAATCGCATCTCGCGGCTCTTGTTGGTCTTCAGCGTGTCCAGGTAGTCGATGCGGAAGTCCGATTCGAGGAAGATTTCGCCGTCCTGCTGCAAGTAGCTGACCACGTTCCAGAAGTTGGCCAGTTCGTTGTTGCTCTTCGTCTCGCGGTTCTGGCGCAGGATGCCGTCCACGCAGACCTGCAGCAGTTCGGGGTACGAGAAGGGCAGGCCGACCTCCGCCTCCAGCGTGCGGAACACGGCCAGGGGGATGACCCAGTTGCGCTGGATGCGGTCTTCGACGGTCTCGCCCCGCAGGCGGTTGTTCAGGTCGTCCATGCACTGGCGGTAGCCGGCTTCCACCTTGGCGCGGTGCTGCAGCAGTTGCAGCGTCAGGTGGGAGAGTCCCAGGTCGCGCACCGCCTTCAGGTCGTCGAAGGCACGCTTCTCGTCGGTGGTGAACTCGGTCTTGGTGAAGGTCAGGTATATCAGGCGGCTGAAGAGGGCGATGTCGATGGTGGGCATCTCCTGGCCGGAGAGGATGACGCCGCAATCCACCGCCGTAATCTCGCGCTTCTTGTCGCGGTCCATGTTCATGCGGCTGCGTCCCGTGCCGTCCCACAGCCCTTTGAGGAACTCGCGCTTGTCCAGGTCGATGCTGTTCTTGTATTCGTCAATGTGCACCAGCGCGTTGGCACACTGCGCCACGGCGTCGCCCAGGGCGGCGATGGTGGCGTTCTGGATGTTGGGCGGCGTGTTCTTGATGATGAAGAACGACATCAGGCTGTGCCCCAGTTCGGACTTGCCGCTGCCTTTCGGGCCGAAGAGGTTCAGGATGGGGAAGCTCTTGGTCTGCCCGGCGATGACGTCGCGGAACAGCGCGGCCAGCAGGAAGCACAGCCCCACCTTGGCGTTGTCGCCGAACACCGTGATCAGCTTGTCGGCAAAGTCGCGCAGCGATATATTATTATAATGGGTATAGACGAACCGCCGCTCGAACTGGAATAATTTTGCGTCGTCGCGGTAGATGACGCTGCACCCCGGCAGGTAGTAGTTGCCGCCCTTCAGCCGGACGATGCCATATTGGTCCGCCTCGTGCCACTCGCCGTCGTAGCAGCCGTTGCCGTAGGCGAAGAATCCTTGGCGTTGCCAGCCCAGCTGGGTAATCTCCAGCGCGGTCTCGGTCTGTTCGTACAGGTAGGACTTCAGGCGGGTCAGTTCCTTCTCGGTGGCATACCAGATGTAGTTGCCCAGGCCCTCGATTTTGATTTTGAACTTCTGCAAGGAGACCAGGTCTTCCTGCTTCATCTCGATGATTTCTTCTTTTTTCTTCTCATTCATAATTCGATATAGTCTTTTAGGTAATAGTGAATCCTTGATGTGGAACATGGGCGTCATGGTGAAGTTGCTCCACTGCATCCACGACTTCTCGCCCTGGGCGTAGTAGCCGCCGTTCATCTCCATGAAGCCGTAGGTGCCCAGCATGTCCACGTCCAGGCTGCGCCGGGCTTTCTTGGCGCGGTCGGCCTCGCCCAGCTTCTTGGCACGCTTCAGGGCCGATGCCCAGGCGGCCTTGTCGGCATAGCCCTTGGCGGAAAGCTCCTTGATGTACATGCCTTCCTTCATGTCGTCCTGCACCAGGGCCAGTAGTGCGCAGACGCGGTTCACCGCCTCGCCCCGCTCTTCGGTGGTCCGGACCTCCTGGAAGACGTAGCGGGCGAACCAGGCGATGAAGTCCTCTTCTTCCAGCCCGTCGAACTTCGGACGGTTGGTGCAGAAGCTGTCCGGGTCCTGCTTCGCCCC